ATACTGAATTTAAACACACGGTAAGAATAGACTGGAAACATGGTGATACCATTAGCAGATGGGACGAGAAATGTGCCTATGCACTAGAGACCTTTGGTTTACCGGGAGACAAGTTTATTACGCATCCTAATGAAGATTACATGGAGTTTATCTTTAAAGAAGAACGTGATGCAATATTCTTTAGTTTAGCATGTCAGTGAGTCCATTCATTATACAGGAAACACCTAAGGGTTGGACAGTAACATGGCCAACTGATAAGTTTGTTCCTATACACACACGTGATGGATTTGATAAGTTAATACGATTTCTGTTTGAAAAATGTGATGTAGACATTGCTAGATTAATGATACAACGTCTTGATGGTTGGGATGTATTGTATATTGATAGTCTTAATTTTTATCAGAACTATCAGGGTTACTTAGCCGATGCAATACAAAAGCGTCATGTTGTATTAGGTGTGATCGCTAGAACAAAAGAAGAAGCAGATAAAATAGCAGAGTGTTTGGATAAACAATTAGTATGGAGCATACTGAAAGATTAAATTTTGAGTATTGGGATAATTCAAGTTGGCATCTAGTAGTTGTAGATTTGATAAATGATGACCATGAGAAATATTTTGATATTCTTGACTGGCTACGTGACAACGTTGACATGCCTTATCGCCATGCACGTTGGCGTTGGTATGAATCATATGCTGAAGTAAAATTCAGATATGAACGTGATTGTATCATGTTTAAGTTAAGATGGCAATGATTGAATGTGTAATAGAGATTTCACATATCAATGAGATGTATGATATACTCAAGATTATTGATGAGTGGAAGTTAGTAAGAAATGCGGACTACACATTTGCATATGAACAACCTACTTATGATGATCAATACAATTTGCTAACTGCTAAACAAGTGCGACTTAACTTTGTAGATGAAAAATATGCTATATGGCTTAAATTAAAATGGGAATGAATACAGTGATGAAAAAACGAATATTATCAGCGTCAAGAATAATGTCTAAACCTTTAAGGATAGATAGTCCTGTTAGGTTTAAATTTGTAAAGATGGATGCACGTTATACTGGCTACCCTAGTTTTAAGTATATGGTTGAAGTCATATCACTGCACAAAGCACCAAAAATTAAAGCATTCAACGAAATACGTGATTGGTGTATAGAGACTTGGGGAATGAGTGTAGAGCGTGAGCAATATCTGTATATGGAAGATATGGATCCAGAAGGTATAAAGTTAAATCCTGCTTGGTGCTGGCATACAGAAGATCACAAGATGAATATATACTTGCGTGATGAAGCAGAAAAAATGTGGACTGAATTAAGATGGAAGTAAAGAAACCTATATACTGTTCCTTAGCATTTGGATCAGCATCTATTAACTCTTATGGTGAGTATATACCTTGCTGTGGTATAAGAACCAATCATTGGAAGATGTATAAAGACGGTCATTATGATCACGGTGTATTAGGTGCAGACCCGCATATAAGAATTAATGCATCTAATTTAAAAGAATTACGTCAACAATTAATTAACGGTGAATGGCCTGAAGCATGCGGTAACTGTAAGGAAGCAGAGGAAAATGGTATTGGATCAATGCGTACCATATGGAATAAAGGATTGCAAGAGCATGTTATTCCGGTAGTCGATCATGTTGACGCAAAGGATATACGTTACTTAGATTTAACATTCGGTACGAAATGCAATAGTAAGTGCATGACATGCAGTTCAGACTTAAGTGACTTTTGGACTGAAGAGTGGAATAAAATATGGGCTATTAAGCCCGAGCAACAATTTAAATTTAATCGTATTTGCATCGATGATACTACTGCTAAAAAATTAGTAGAAGATTTTCCTAATGTAACTGCTATTAGTTTAATAGGCGGTGAACCTACTATATCAGAAGAGCATATTGAGTTTCTAAAACTTTTAATAGAAAAGGGCCGTAGTAAAAAAATTAGACTTAGTTATGTAACTAATCTAACTGGAATCACTGATGAGTTAGTTGAGTTGTGGAAACAATTTGGTAGAGTCCATGTTTCAGTATCTATCGATGGGTACCAAAAAACTAATGAGTATATTAGATATCCTTTTAAGTGGTCAAAAATTGAATCCAATCTAAGAACTTTCCTTTCTATGGTGAAAGAGAGTATGGACGACCCAAGTAAAACTACATTCAGTATAGGATTAAGTTGTACAGTTAGTTTGTTTAACGCAATACAGTGTATGGATTTATTTGAATTTTGGTTGCACTTAGGATTAGAGTATAAAAAAATAGATGGAACATTAGCGCATGACAATGGATGTTTTGTAAATCGTGTGTCACATCCCTTGTATGCCTTAGTAAGTTTGTTAACTCCCGAATATAGAAAACAAGGCTTAGTTAAGGGACAAGAGTTATTGAACTTTATCGACAACTATTTGTCTGATCATCCTAATGAGACTATCAATCATGGATTGATAGAATCTATTAAAATTGTTATGCGTTGGTTAGAAGAACCACAATTGATTGATTCAACATATCTATCACAGGGGAAACATTTTATAACTAATTCAGATAAATTTAGAAACAGACACATTAAGGATTATATTCCTGAGTTACATAATGAACTAGAAAAGATTTGGGAGGCGGGTATTATTCCGGGGGACTATTACGTTCCGGGCTCATTACAAGAAAATGTAATCAATGATTTAGTAGACGGTCCGGGTTATGTCATTACAGATAATATTATACCTAATGATCTTATTGACAAAGTAGTATCTAAATTATCTACATGCTATCCTGTACGTGCTAGTAGTAGAGATAAAAAGTATGCAGAGCGTGATGATATAAAAAATCTACCTAACATAAGTGTTTGGTGGAGTCAAACAGTTATGGATTGGCCTGAAGTGCAAGAGGTTGATAAAATTTTAGGTGCATATGTTAGACAATACTTGCCAACTGCTAAATTTTATGCAAGTGATATTGTAACAATAGAGTCGCACTCGACTTGGTTTAGCCCGCATGTAGACACCCCGCATCGTTTTAGAAAGTGGAATTACGATAGAAACTTGTTAGGTGTGCAAGTTATTGTAGCATTAAATGATATGGATAGAAACAGTGCTAGCACAGGTGTTGCACCGCATAGTCAAAAGATAGACCATGATATCAACTTGTGTTACCGTGGGCATTATAATGAATGGTTCTTAAAGAATATGTTACAGCCTACTTTACCCAAAGGTTGTGTATTGTTGTATAATTGTAGATTACTACATAGCAGTATGCCCAATCCACTAGATCGGCCTCGCCCAGCCCTCTTGCTAAATTATTTGGATTCAAGTATAATTGAAGAAGTAACTAAAATAGATAATGTATGGACAAGTAATGGCAAATAATACACCGTCATTGTTAGAACAGTTCTCTCCCGTCATCGAATATGTTGATGTGATACGTAAAAATCCACGTGATCATACTGGTATGACATTTGTTATTAAAGATGATACACAAGAAATCATTAAATGGTGTCGTAGAAATTTCGGTGAGCGAGGGGATGGTTGGGACTTTACAGGTGGTACAAAACATGTTCAAATAACTATATGGTCTAGTAGATTAATCACAATGTGGGAACTGTGGCAAGAATGACTGAATTAAATCCAAATGAATTGTTCGACGGGCTAGATTTAACACAAACTAAATTATGTACAATATGCAATCAAGTCTTGCCTATACACAATTTTGGATTTGAAGGCAGTAAAGGGTATAGACGTTATGAATGTAGACCGTGTGCTAAAAAACATGGTAAACTTGTAGCAAAGATTAAGAAGTCGGCCCCTAAACCAGCAGTAGACCACACATGTCCTATATGTTTGCGTACTGCTGATCAATTGTCAAGTTATGGACAAAAGAAAGGTGCTGTATGGGTGGCTGATCACGATCATGAAACTGAACAGTTCCGTGGCTGGTTATGTCATAAATGCAATCTTGGATTAGGTAATTTGGGTGATGATGCAGAACGTTGTAAAAGAGCGATGGAATATTTAAATGGCAAATGATATAATGATTGACATGGAGACATTAGATACGTCTCCGTATTGTGTTATATTAACTATAGGCGCAGTAAGATTTGATCCTAAAGGTACTGGTGTAATACAGAAGTTAGAGTTGCGTCCTACCATTGAAGAACAAACTGAAACATACAATAGGGTGATTAACGATGATACTTTACGCTGGTGGTCTGAGCAGAGCCCTGAGGCACTGGAAGAAGCATTGGGAGACAGGGGACGCACATCATTTAGAGAGTGCATGGAGACCCTTTATAAGTTTTGTTGGAACCGCCGTGCTGTTTGGAGCAATGGTGCTTCATTTGATGTGGTTGTTGCTGAGACAGCCTTTAGACAGGTACTCAATGATAAGCCTAATCCTATTCCTTGGCCTTTTTACACTATTAGAGATACTAGGACTTTATACGAAGTTGCGGGAGTTAAACTCAAAGACGGAGGACATGTCACAAGTCACAAAGCCGTCGAAGATGCGGAAAGACAAGCAATCGTAGTACAACAAGCATATAAAAAACTTGGATTGGTTTGATGAATGGTTGGTATACTATATTAAGCCCGTCAAAACCTACTACAGGTCATCATTATCAGATAAAATGGTGTGAAGAAAAATTTGGTAAACGCTGGAGTGCTATAGATAATAGAGAAGGTATATGGTGTTGTTTTTGGGGCGGCAGAAGCATACCCGGTAAGTATAGATTTGAATTTAAAAATGAACAAGACGCTATGTTGTTTAGTTTAACGTGGTTATGAAATTTCAAAGTGATATTGATATTGATGTAGGTGATAGAGATAAAGTTTTATCATTGATAAAACATATTCCTGCCAGTATGCGTAATGTTACCCCTATACGCAAACATCCCACTGGTATCTATGTTACAGAAATTCCATATGATCCTATTAATAATATGTCAGCACTACATTATGAAGTTGCTGAGGATCGTGGATATTTTAAATTAGACTTACTAAACGTTCACATTTATAATCAGGTTCGTAGTGAAGAGCATTTGATAGAACTGATGCGTGAACCCGACTGGACTATGTTGAATCATAGAAATATTGTAGAACAGTTGATACACTTAGGTAATCAATATGATACATTGTTAAAGATGCCTGAGTCTATTAATAATATACCTAGATTGGCAATGTTTCTTGCAGTGATTAGACCTGCAAAGAGACATTTAATTGGTAGAACATATAAAGAGATAAATCAAACTGTGTGGGACAAAGATCACACTGGTTATAGTTTTAAGCGTAGTCATGCTGTTGCTTATGCACAGTTAGTTGTAGTACATATGAATTTGTTGAGGGAACATGGAAATTAAATTACTTAAAGAAGATGATCCAGAGTTAAGAGAAGTTTCAGAACCATGGAACTTTGAAACAGACGGAGACCCTACTGAGTTAGTCAAGGCTATGACTAAGATTATGTTTGAGAGCGGTGGCATAGGATTGGCAGCACCGCAATGTGGAGTAAAGAAACGTATATTTCTTATGGGCAACCAAGAGAAATTAATTGTTTGTATCAATCCAGAGATACTAGAATCAAGTGGAGAGAATCGTGCCCAAGAGGGTTGTTTGAGTTTCCCTAAACTTTGGCTAACAGTTAAAAGACCAGAGACAGTTAAGGTCAAGTATCAGCAATTGTCAGGGAATGTAGTTGAACAAGAGTTAGGGGATTTACCCTCGAGGGTATTTCAACATGAGTTTGACCATTTAAATGGTATATGCTTTGATACTAAAGTTGCTAAACTAGGACTACAACTAGCGAAAGAAAGACGTAAGCGTAAGGGTTAAGGCATACGTTTTACTAACGTTATGCTTCTACGTTTAGACCTGCGTTTATGTAGTTCCATCATACTACACACAGGTCCATGTATTATCTCTAAACTCTTATTATTGAAGGTTCTTAAGTAGGGCTTAAAAACCATCCATTCTTCCTTAAGGAACAGATTTATGGGCACTAGTCTATTGCTTTCCCACCACCAAGTATCACCTAGTTCTAGAAATCTACTCTTTAAATCATTGTCAACGATTGCGCCGTAGTCGTATAATGATGTACAAGTATCGTCCCTATTCTGTATAATACCTACATAATCTTGACTGGCATAGGAACAGACTGTTATAAAGGGGTGGTTCTCGCTTAACTTTTTGAAAAAATCGTGTGAAATCATCTTTTTCTTAATTACTGCTGTTATTTAATCACCCTTATCCGAAACAAATATTTTAATAAAATATAGAATAAATATGTGTAAGGAGCCAACTTGTGTACTCTACATCAGTATTCTATTATTTTCAACGTAACATCGTTGTACTACTTTCAGGTAACTCGCCGAGGAAATATATGCCAGTCTATGCCAAACCCCTAACCTTACATAAGGGAGTTGATAACCAACTCCAGTTTCAGTTTTTGAACCAAGAGCAGAAACCCGTAGATATTACAGGAAAAGAGATTACCTGTAGAATCATTAGTTATAATGGTACTCAAGTATTACTAAGAAAAGCACTTACGTTGACCCTTCCTGTTAATGGACTAGCAGTATTACAATTGAACGCCGCAGACCTAGAGGACATTGATGCACAGAAATGCTATTATTCATTAGAGATTCCAGTAGGGCAGTTTGACTATCCTGTATTTGTAGATCAAAACGCAGGAGCACGTGGTGAGATGAATATCGTTAATAGTGTTCTTCCTGCATTCGTACCATCCGAATCAGTTACTATTCCTACTGGCCAACCTTTCCCTAATTTGGATGCCAACAATAGTATTAGCAATGTATTACCAAATGCTAACACCTATTATAGTAGCATAATTAATACCACAGATAATCCAATATTAACATTACAGGCTCATTATACAGAGTTCAATGGTGACGTAACCATTGAAGGATCCGTAGATAACCAAGGTGGTGAGTGGTATCCTATCACTACTACTGCATACAGTAATGTTACTGATACATTTGGATATACTATTAGAGGGTATCATCCATTCGTTCGTATGGTATTCACTAGTAACACGGGCGCAGTCACCAACATTTTGGCAAGATAAGTATCCAACATACGTTGATTTTACGCAGGATCATGTTATAATTACATGATGCTTGATATCCTTACAGTTATCCCCGGTAGAAAGAAACATACACAAAGTGGTTGGTATAGTTTCAATGCGCCGTGCTGTCACAATCGTGGGCATAAACCCGATAAAAGACAACGAGGTGGTATCAAGCAAGATGGTGAGAATTGGTCTTTTCATTGTTTCAACTGTGGATTCAAATGTGGCTTCATGTTAGGCAAGAGTATAACACGAAACACAAAACAGTTTTTACAATGGTGCGGTATTGATGAGCAACAAATTAATCGTTGGAACTTAGAAAGTTTACAACATAAAGATTTGCTTGACTTTGTAAAAGTTAAAAAAGAAAAGTCTAAGGTTAAATTCAAAGAGATGCATTTGCCTGAGGGTGAAATCATCGATCCATTTAATCCTGTTCACAATGTATTTGTAGAGTATTTGAATAAGAGAGGTATCAAGCATAACGAGTATCCTTTCTTAGTAACACCAAATGCTGAAGGTCGTCAAGCAAATAGAATTATCATACCCTTCACATTTGAAAATAAAATTGTAGGACATACTAGCAGATACTTAGATGATCGTAAGCCTAAATTCATTAACGAGCAACAGCCCGGTTATATATTTGGTTATGATTTACAAAGACCTGAGTGGGAAGTGTGTATCTTGGTAGAAGGTATATTTGACGCACTAAGTTTAAATTGTTGCGCATTAACACACAACACAATAAATGATGATCAAGTTGAGGTGTTACGAAAATTAAATCGTAAAATTATATTTGTACCCGATCAAGATAAAACAGGATTAACAGTATGTGATAGGGCATTAGAATTGGGCTTTCATGTTAGTATACCCAATTGGGATAATTGCAAAGACGTTAACGATGCAGTGGTTAAATACGGGCGACTGCCTACGTTACTAAGTATATTACAAAACGCAACAAATAGTAAGATTAAAGTAGAAATGCAACGGAGGAAACTTGATAAAAGAGTTTAATGTAGATGTGCAAACATTGTTTTTGCGCATGATGGTAACTAACGCAGAATTATATACTCGGGTCATGAATATTATGAACTCGCAGAACTTTGATAGAAAATTGCGTCCAGTTGCAGAATTTATAGCAGAGCATAGTAAGAAATATAATGTGATGCCTGAGCCTGTACAGATTAAGGCTACTACAGGTATTGAAATAGAAACTATAGCAGAATTAGATGATGGACATTATGAATGGTTCTTAGAAGAATTTGAAGCATTCACTAAACGACAAGAACTTGAGAGGGCTATTCTTAAAGCAGCCGATTTGCTTGAGAAGGGCGAGTATGACCCTGTAGAAAAACTGGTTAAGGACGCAGTTCAGATTTCACTACAGCGTGATATGGGTACTGATTACTTTGCTGATCCACGAGCAAGACTTATGGCACTAAAAAGTAATAATGGACAGAACAGTACAGGTTGGCCTAGTATGGATCAAAAATTATATGGTGGTTTCAATCGAGGAGAACTACAAATTTTTGCAGGTGGTAGTGGATCAGGCAAAAGTTTGTTTATGCAGAATCTAGCGGTCAATTGGGCACAAGCAGGACTAAGTGGTGTATACATCACATTAGAACTTAGTGAAGGTCTATGTAGTATGCGTATTGACAGTATGATGACTGAGACTAGTAGCCGTGAAATTTTCAAAGACATTGATAATGTTGAAATGAAAGTTAAAATGGTTGCTAAGAAGGCAGGTAAGTTACGCATCAAGTATCTCCCTGCACAAAGTACAGTTAATGACATTAGAGCATACTGTAAAGAATTGCAGATACAAACAGGAATGAAAATTGATTTCTTATGTATCGATTATCTTGATTTGATCATGCCAGTCAGCGCAAAGGTCAGTCCTAGCGATTTGTTTGTTAAGGACAAATATGTATCAGAAGAATTACGTAATCTAGCAAAGGAATTAAATGTCTTATTCGTCACAGCATCACAACTTAACAGATCAGCCGTTGAAGAAATCGAATTTGATCACAGTCATATCTCAGGTGGTATTAGTAAGATTAATACTGCGGACAATGTTTTTGGTATTTTTACTAGCCGTAGCATGCGTGAGCGTGGCCAGTATCAATTACAATTAATGAAAACACGTAGTAGTTCAGGTGTAGGTCAGAAGATAGAATTGGAATTCAACACTGAAACACTACGTATTACAGACCCCGATCCTGAGGGTCATGAAAGACAACGGCACGCACAGCCGTCGGCCAACGATATAATGAATAAAATTAAGGCTACAAGTACAGTTAATGATACTATTCAAAACACCGTAGAACCAGAAGAAAAACGTGTTGTGGCCGACATTCAAAGTACTAAACTTAAGTCATTATTAAATTCTCTAAAGAAATAGAATTGCTGTCGTTTTGACTAAATACTAATAGGATCTTAAACATATGCAAAAGAAAACAAGAAGCCTATTGGAAGAATTAGAATCCATTGGGGCTAACCGAGATTTTAATCACGTAATTGAATCCAGGGCTCTAAATGTGATAACCAGCGCCATTAATCTTATTGAATTAATCAATAGGAAATATGACCCCGAAAAGGCGGAACTGCTGGAAAAGAAACTCCTTAGTGCTATAAAAAGTAAAGATCAAAAAAGATTTTCGAAATCCTTAAGGAAATAACACATGAAACTAGATGAATTCAAAAAACTTGAAGAACTTAGACTAAGCAGTTTAATCGGAGACTACGGTTCCGCTGCTCTTAAGAAGATGACCGGCCAAGCAGGTGGTAAAACAGTACAACAGCAAATGGCTCAGGATATGTTCATTAAGGATTTCGTAGGTGATGCGATATCTTCACTAGAAACATCTATTGAGGGTGGTTTAGTAGACCCCAAATTAAGAAATGCTAAACCTAAAACTGCCACTCCAGTTAACCCAGCAGGGGTAAAGCCCGAACCAACTGTACCCGGTGCAACAGCACCTACAGCACCAACTACTCCTACTGCAACAACTGCTCCTGCGGCCGGCGGTGTGCCCAAAACTAACACAGCAATGGCTACGGGCAAGTATAAGCAACAACAGCAGTCTACTCAAAGTCTAA